GGGTGAGGTATACGGGGATCCGTCATGGGGCAATGTTTTACCGCAGTTTAAACACGAACCGACCAACTTGTCGCATGTTCAAATTGCGGTTGAGGCAATGCTGTTGCAAAAACTGACGGTAGATTTACCTGACATACCGATTTCTGGCTTGTCAGTAGCCGAGGGAGATGCTTTTGATAAGTTGAAAATATCCATTCGTATCAGGGATATAACTATCACACAGGACGTGGTGCTATGAGTAAAACAACACCGACTAAAGACAGTATTCGTGCAGAGTTTGAAGAGCTTGTCGAGAAAGATTCATTCTGGTCGAAGTTTGTCGGCTCTCAATTTGTCTCGATGCTGACATTGTTTATTACCCAGATTGTCTACAGGTGCTTTCAGTATGCCGATGCGGCGCTGGCTGAAGGCTTTATATCGACCGCGACGCGGCGTTCCTCTATCCTGGCAGCGGCAGAAACGAATAGTTACGTTGGTACCAAGCCAACACCGTCATCGGGGATGATTGAGATCACCGCCACAAGTGAAGATGCCCCAGCGGTAATCCCCAAAAACATGCCTTTAATATCTGACGACCAGTACCCTTACATGACTATGGATGTATGCAGGTTGGTTGACGGCACCGGTACGGTAGAAGTGGCACAGTTGGAAATCCAGGAGGTGACATATACCGTTACGGCAGCCAAAGAATTTCTGGAAGTCGTGTTATCAAAGGCTCTCACTGCTGTCTGCTATAAGCTGGAAGTATTCGTGACGACCGATGGTAAGACCACGCAGTGGTCTTCCAGCACTATGTTCCGGTTAGCCGGTAGTAAAAGCCAGGTCTACGTTGAGTTTTATAAACCATCCGAGCAGTTGGGGGTTCGATTCGGTGATGGGCTAATTGGGCAAATACCGCCAGAAGGCTCGACCATTACGCTTAAGGTATGGTGCACCAACGGCGATATAACCCTGGTTGCTGGCCAAAACCTGACGCCTGTCGATTCTGCGGCTAATTTAGCTAATTTGATTTCAGTTAAGACAACGACACCTATAACCGCAGGTACCGATGCCGAAACAACGGAGATCACACGTAACCGTGCACAATATTACCTTGCCTATGATGATCAGGTCGTATGGGGCGGGGACTATACGTATTTTCTGGTGCGTAACATCCCGGGACTGTCCTGGGTAAAGGCATGGGGCGAAGGCCAGCAAGAGAAATTAGATGGTGCTTATAATGTTCAGAATATCAATAAGATATTTATTTCAGGATGGCATCCAAACAAAAGCCAGTCAGAGCTTGAAGAAATGATCCTGGCTGCCTTTAAGAAGGTGCCGAATGAGTTGAACAAGAAATTCTCGTATAAAGAGGTCAGAAAACTACCCTTTAAGATCACCATCACCGGGCGGATATCGGCAAGCCTGACCATTGAGAACGTGACTGATGAGCTGAAGTCGGCACTGGAAACAAAATTTGGGCGTGACTCAACTTTCTTTGATCCGAACCGTGTCGGCAAGTACATCCTAATCAAGAAAAAAGACGTTTGGGCATTTATCGAAACGCTGGGTTATTTCCGCGACTTTTATCTGGAATTTGTCGAGTGGAATGAGTCCAACGGCTTTTACGATTTCGTTTATCTGGATACAGAAAACTCCACCTTTAATATTTCGTATGAGGAGGAGTGATGCAGCGTTCCTGGTTTAATAACCGGCTTACATCAGCTAAGCAAAAGTCATTGCTCTATAAATCATTGGCTGATTTGGTTCAGTCAATGATGGATACCTTTGTTGACCCATGGTTGGAGCGAATTACCAACCGGAAGTCTATTTTTTCCATGAGCAAGGAGGATCTGGAGACCAGGACAAATGAACTTGGCCAGTTCTTTACTATCAGAACGTCGAACTCATCTTCCGTTCCGATGTTGTTACAACAGCGTCTTGATGAGATTCACTTTAAGGGGACTGAACGCCCTATAAACCAGACAATTTACCGCGAATTTAACGGTATTTCTGTTTTATGGGATCCGATATATGCACCGGTGGACCTTGAGCGTCATCCCTATGGCACGGTTCTAATACCAGAAAGCACACTGGAGACTACCGGCGGCACATTCGGCGAGATGTTTCTGACTTCCAGAGGGATGATCAGTATTCCCATAAACGACCTGGCCCGGACAATGGGGATTACTGGCACGATAGATCAGTCCGCAATTACAGAAGAAATTCTCAGAAAGTTTAATCAGTTCGTAAAGCCTCTACTGCCACTGCATATAGTGTTTGATGGGCTTACGCTCTATTTGTCGGTTGTTGTAAATGAACAGGCCGACATGATCACTTTGAACGAGATTTCTGATACCGAAAAAGCATTCTGCTGGTTTGAAACTTCGGATACAACTTCGCTTACTGGAGTTACGTCGATTAGCGCCCCGATCACCGCAACGCCTGGTGGCACTATTGTGAAAGCGACACCTACGTTTGATCGCACACGCGCAGATGATTTGTTGCTGGATAGCGACGCCTGACAATCACCCCGTCCGCAGGGCGGGGTGACAAGTTACTTCTCTTACAATGAGGCTTCACAACATTGATTAGGGAAAATCATGTCTGACGTCTCAACAAACCTCTATAAGAGTCAGTTGTTGGACTATTACTATCAGCGGCGCGCTGAATCGTCCATTAACAAAGGCTCTCGATTTTTAATCAGCAAGGCCGTTTTCGGTACCAGTTCACTGGTTACTAAGAAAGGAGATGGCACTTATGAGATTGGAGAACTGCCAAAGGCTTTCGATCTGGCAGAACTGACCAGTCAATTTTGCACCATCAACCTCGTCCCAACCTACTCAGGCGGGATAATTACTGTCCGAATGGACCTTGATCAAAGCCAGTTGCAGGAAGGGAAAAACTACCCATTCAACACTCTGGTTGTTCTGGATAACGAGAACAAGCCAATCGCCATTATTTGTGTCCAGGAAGACTCGCTGTATGTGGGCAAAACATATACCGCAGTTATGGCCATAAACACGACAACAGCATAAGGATATGCTTGATGAATGACGTTACAGTTGTTACATCAGTTACTTACCCATCACCCGAGTCGTTGGCTCTGGTGGCTGATGTGCAATACCACGAACCATATCTGTCAGCCGCGCTAAACCGAAAATTCAGGGGGATTGTTGACCCGGGATTTTATGCCGGTTTCTTACCTAAGCCTGGCGGTGGGATGAACCTGTTAATCACCTCAGTGGATGGTGATAAAACCGCAGGCGCGGCGTCGGTGGATATTGGTGAATTCTACCAGGTAACTATTCAGCAACGTAAGGATATTTCTCTTGCACTTAGTGCAGGCAAGAAATATGCAATTGTGCTGAAGGGAAGATACCTCCTTGGAGAAGATACCTATCAGGTGAATACCGCGTCACATATTCATGCGGCTGAATTTGTTGCCAGAACCTATACCGATTCATATCAGTTAGGAGATGGGGAGCTGCTTGTTTGTACGGTGAATATCCCTGCTGGTGTATCTGCCATTACTCAGGAGATGATTGATACATCCGAGCGTATCAACCGCACGATCGGCATTGATATTTCAGACTCTGTAACCAGTACCAGAAGTGATGTTGCTGCAAGTTCGCTGGCAGTTAAAAAAGCCTACGATCTGGCGAAAAGCAAGTATACGGCGCAGGATGCAAGCACAACGCAAAAGGGATTAGTTCAGCTCAGTAGCGCAACTAACAGCGACAGCGAAACAATGGCGGCTACCCCTAAAGCTGTTAAGTCTATAAAAGATCTGGCTGATACCAAAGCGCCAATAGAAAGCCCGAGTCTGACAGGAACGCCAACCGCGCCGACGGCAGCGCAAGGTACAAACAGCACGCAGATCGCAAATACAGCCTTTGTTAAGGCAGCTATAACTGCACTTATCAACGGTGCGCCTGGCACACTGGATACGCTGAAAGAAATAGCGGCTGCGATCAATAACGACCCGAATTACAGCACAACTATCAACAATGCCTTGGCTCTCAAAGCGCCTTTGGCAAGCCCTGCATTAACGGGTGTCCCTACTGCGCCTACGGCTGCACAGGGCACAAACAATACGCAGATCGCTACGACTGCTTACGTACGGGCTGCTATCTCTGCATTGGTCGGCTCATCACCTGAAGCTCTTGATACCCTGAATGAGCTTGCAGCAGCACTGGGCAATGACCCGAACTTTGCGACAACAATGACAAATGCGCTGGCAGGGAAACAGCCACTTGATGCAACTTTAACCGCGCTTGCTGGTCTTGCGACAGGCGCAAATAAATTGCCGTACTTTACCGGTACAGACACTGTTTCTCAGACTGACTTAACGTCAGTTGGTCGCGATATTCTGGCCAAAACAAGCGTTCTTGCTGTTATCCAATACCTTGGTTTAAGAGAACTCGGTACCAGCGGTGAAAAGATCCCCCTGTTGAGCACGGCTAACAAATGGAGTGCACGCCAGACTTTCAACGGTGGGATCACCGGGGCGCTGACAGGGAACGCCGACACCGCGACGAAATTAAAAACAGCCATAAACATTAATGGCGTCAGATTCGATGGTTCGGCTGACATTAATATCAATACTCTGGTATCTCGCGGTCGCGTAACGGCCCTAGAGGCGAATGCACAGGGGAACATCCGGGATTCAGCTGTATGAGGCATACAACAATGGCTACCCTTCCCCCTATGGCAATGTGCTTCACCTTAAAGGTGCCACCGCTGCTGGCGAAGGTGAGTTATTCATTGGCTGGAGTGGCACGAGCGGTGACCATGCGCCCGTACATATCCGTTCGCGGCGTGATACTGATTCTGCCAACTGGTCTGAATGGGCGCAGGTCTATACGTCAAAAGATTCAATTCCCGGCGTTAATGCCAAAGGGGATCAGGACACCTCTGGTAATGCGGCTACAGCGACCAAGTTGCAGACAGCATGTACTATCAATGGCGTCTCGTTTGATGGTTCTACTGATATCACTTTAACCGCTGCGCATGTTGCTGCTTTTGC